AACATATTTTTGAGAACACCGAGAAACCCAAAAACTATGATTATCTGGTTGGGGCAGAAAAGCTGCTGTACAAGATAAGGTACCAGGATCTAAAATTAGACAGTTCAGACTGTCGCAGCCTATTCACAAGCACAAATTTACGCAATGCCTCAAAGAAGATAATGTCTGGTGCTCGCTATATTAATTATAACCTCTTTGGTACCGTTACAGGACGCCTTACAACACAATGTGGGTCTTTCCCTATCTTAACTATGAAAAAGGAACTGAGGCGCCTTATAAAGCCATATAATGACTGGTTTATATCCATGGACTATAACGGCGCGGAGGCCCGCACCGTGCTGGCGCTTTCTGAACAACATCAGCCCGAAGACGACATTCATAATTGGAATATCGTTAATGTTTTTAAAAACCCAGACATGCACAGGGAAGAGGCAAAAACTATGTTTTTCGCGTGGCTATATAACCCAGATTCACCAGATCTAAAAACTAATCACTATGATCGCAAAAAAGTACTTGACAGATACTATGACGGTGAATATATTACTACTGTATTCGGACGCAATATCAAAGTTAGCGATTGGAAGGCGCTGAATTACCTAATTCAAAGCACCACCGCAGACCTTGTGATCGAGAGAGCAATAGAAATTGACAAAATGTTGGAGGGCAAAAAAACGTTTATCTCACATATTGTACATGATGAGATAGTCATTGATTTTGCTGATGAAGATAGAGATATGATTAAAGAAATTAAAGAAGCGTTCGCTATAAATCGACTCGGAAGGTTCGAGGTGAATCTAAAGGCCGGCCCGAATTATTACGATTTGGATAATTTGGTTCTATGATCTCAATTGTAGGAATAGGCACGGGCGCCTCTGCTATTGCTCGCAAGTTTAGCGATATCACTCAATACGATGTATATGAGTTGAATAACACGATTAAGAAGAATAGTAAAAGAAAGCAGAAACTAAAGAAGTTTGAAACCCCAGAAGAATACGAAAAGAGTGTCCCAGATCTGAAGACCTTCTTTAAGGAACTCAAAGATACAGTTCAGGTGTTTATTGTTGGTACAACATATAGTTCCAACTATTCTCTTGGGATCCTAGAGCAAATGAGTCACAAGAAGCTTGAGGTGTTTTATGTGAAGCCTGATATCGAACTTGTAAATGGCGAAAGGAGCCTCATTGAAAATACAACATTTGGCGTTCTCCAAGAATATGCGCGTTCGGGACTTTTTGACTCCTTTACAGTGTTTTCTAATTTAGAGATCGAGAGAACCCTGGGTGATGTCCCAATCAAATCATATTATGATACCATCAACACCGCCATTTTCTCGGCAGTTCATTATCTCAACTATTTTACTCACTCAGAGCCGGAAATCGGCCAAGTCGCCAAGCCCTCAGAAATAAACAGAATTCGCAGCATGGCCGTGCTTAATCCAAAGAATCTTCAAGAAAACTGGCTTTTTCAGCTTGACACCGAGCGTGAATTGTGTTATTATATATGTGTAAATGAGGAAAGGTTGGCGACAGAAGGGTCGCTACATAGGAAATTAGTGAGCATTTTAAAAGAGAAGCCAACAAACGCATTTCGTAAGATCTCATACGCGATCTATGAAACTCCACACGATGATTTTGGGTACGTCGTGGCCCACACAAACACGATACAAAAACAACAAAAAACTCTTGACATAGTAGATTAAGAGTGTTACATTAGGTGCTGAGGAACCGCTCAGCACACTATACCATAAACAACAAAGGAGACAATAAATGTCAATTAACATGGAACTAATGAGAAAGAAGCTTGCCACACTACGTGGTGAGGGAACAAGGGAACAATCAGTATGGTTTAAGCCCGATGAAGGAGACCAAGATATCCGAATCGTGCCTGCACCTGATGGTGATCCCCTCAAGGAGATGTATTTCCACTATAATGTGGGAAACCACCGCGGCGGCATTGTATGCCCCAAGCGCAACTTTGGCGATGACTGCCCGATTTGTGAGTTTGCCTCGGCACTATGGCGCGAGGGAACAGACACCAACGATGAAGAGAGCAAGAAGCTTGCTAAGTCACTCTTTGTTCGCAACCGGTTCTTCTCACCAGTAGTGGTGCGAGGCCGAGAAGACGAAGGAATCAAGATCTATGGTTACGGTAAGCGTGCCTATGAGAACCTTCTTGGATACATTCTGGATCCGGATTACGGTGATATTACCGATACTCTTGAGGGAACTGACATTTCTCTCACATACACCAAGCCTACACAGCCTGGTGCATACCCCCAAACGAACCTAAAGATGCGTCGAAATACTTCCTCGCTCTTGGAAGACAGGGATGCTATCCCCGCCCTCCTTGATAGTATGCCAGACATTGACTCTCTATTCGAGCGTCAAACTCCGGAGCAAATCAATGCAATCTTAGATGAGCAATTAGCCGGCGATGGAAGCGCTGAGTCCCGTTCGACGGAAACAACACGTTACAGCAGTGGCAAGAAGAATGACGTGGACCGAGCGTTTGACGAACTAATGGCCAACAAATAACACTATAATTAGGTTCGTTTGATGCCGCTGGCACCCCGGCATAAAATGGGTGCCGCATTATTCTATACGAAAAGGAGATGTTATGGAATTGTTAAAATCGTTATGGGCCAAATGGAAAGTCCATGTTAGTGTGGTGGGTGGCGTATTAGTCATCGCGACCGCATACGGGACTTGTTCAGTTGATCCGGCCGCCGTTTCGACAAGTGCGACCGGCACGACAGATGCTGTTGAAGTTTCTGCGACGACGACCACAACACCAGTTGAGACGGTGGCTTCACCAGAGACCACAACCACAACTGGCGCCACGACCGCTACAACTACGACAGAGTAGTGCAAAAGCCGCTGGCAGGCCGGTTAAAAGTCTGCCGCATTTTTTAAACACAAACATGGAGAATAACAAAATGGCTGATGGAATTAATATTTTAGAAGAGATGATTAACCGACTTGAGTGTATTCGTACGGATTACGCTAAGTTCTATGAGGATGGCAACAACGCTGCCGGCACACGTGTCCGTAAGGTTATGCAAGAGATCAAAGTAGATGCTCAAGATTTGCGACTTCATATCCAAGAAACAAAGAATAGCGGCTGATGGCTAAAAAAGCAAAAGAAACCAAAGCTGGTCGCGTATCAATGCAAGACTTAATGAGTCTTGTTAATAAGAAGGCCGGCAGACATGTCGCACACGACTTAACTGGCGAGAACCCAACAGAGGTCAAAGAGTGGATCTCCACAGGATCTCGATGGCTTGATAGTATTATCTGTAAAGGACAAGTAGCCGGCATCCCCGTCGGTAAGGTGTCCGAACTTGCTGGCCTCACCTCCACGGGTAAGTCATATATGGCGGCTCAGATCGCCGCAAATGCCCAGAAACAGGGCAAGATAGTTGTATACTTTGATTCAGAGTCGGCTATCGATCCTGACTTCTTAGAACGCGCAGGATGCGACCTAAGCCGTTTAATGTATATCCAGGCAACCTCTGTGGAGTTTGTACTGGAGACCGTGGAAGAATTGTTGGGAGCATCGGATGATCAGCTTTTGTTTATCTGGGACTCTCTCGCATTCACACCGTCAGTATCCGACGTTGAAGGAGACTTCAACCCTCAGTCATCGATGGCAGTGAAAGCACGCATTTTAGCGAAGGGTATGTCCAAACTGGTCATCCCCATTGCAGACAAACAAGCAACACTGCTCGTTCTCAATCAGTTGAAGACGAATATCCCAAGCGGCCCGAATGCACGTATTATTGCGATGACGACGCCGTATATGACTCCGGGCGGCAAAGCCCTCCATTACTCATATTCACTGCGCATTTGGCTGACAGGGCGAAAAGCAAAGTCAGCGTTTGTTGAAGATGATAAGGGTTTTCGCATCGGATCAGAGGTCAAGGCAAAGATCGAGAAGTCGCGCTTTGGCACCCAAGGACGAAACTGTGCCTTCCGTATTTTGTGGGGTACAGAGGATGTGGGCATCAATGATGAAGAGTCGTGGCTGGATGCAGTCAAAAGTTCTGAGTTCTTAAAATGTGCCGGTTCGTGGTATACATTAGAAATGCCGGATGGCTATACAAAGAAATTCCAGCCATCTAGATGGGCCGAGATCATCAAGGCCGATGAAGAATTCCGGAATAGAATTGTCCAATTAATGGATGAAGAGGTTGTTCAAAAGTTTGACAAGCGCGAAGGCAAAGCGGCAGATTTCTATAACGATCCTGAGTAAACACTTGACAGCAAGCTATCGCTGTGATATATTAGATATATAAGCTTGTAGGAGGGCTTGATGTCAACAGTAGCAAAAGAATACGAGTCGCCATATAGTGCTACTAGGTTTCATGCATACAGCGGGAAAGTTAAGAGGTATATGAGCCTCGCACGTCAAGTAGCACAACAGAGCACTCTACCAGACTATCGCCATGGCGCTGTCCTTGTACGCGGAAGCGTGCGAAACATATCCACAAACAAGAATGGCTACTGTTCCTTTGGCTCTCGCTTTCAACACGAGCACAACGGCATCAGCACGCTCCACGCAGAACTCGGCGCAATACTGGGTGTTGATAGGAGCATCACTGAGGGCGCGACGGTATATATCGCAAGAATAGGTAAGGCAGGAAAGTATAAAATATCAAAGCCCTGTCCGATGTGTCACGCAGCGATGAAGCACGTTGGAATAAGAAAAGTGGTATATACCATTGACAACAAAATGGCAGGGAGTTACAGACTATGAAAGCGGGCGATCTAGTTAAAATGATCTGTGAGATAAGCGATATGGACGAGGTCTGCCTCGCGATCCCATCGACAGAAACTCGTGTCGGCTTATACAATAAGATGATCGGCGCCGGTATCAGTTTCTACGGCGATAAACATCAAGTTTATGTCGATGGCAAACTAAGAGAATATAGTGAGAAACTATGGAAAGTAGAGGTGTTGAATGAGCGATAAAAAGAAGAGAGTGCTGTTAATAGACAGCCTGAATATGTTTATTAGAGCATATATCATGGACCCCAGCCTAACAATGGGTGGCAATCCGTGTGGAGGTATTAAGGGGACACTAAAGATCCTTCAAAAGCTAGTGAGGGAGACAAAGCCCGATGAGATCGTATTCATCTGGGATGGTCCTGGCGGTTCAAACAAGCGCAAGGCTATTAATAAGAACTACAAAGCCGGCCGCAAGCCAATCCGCCTAAATCGGAGTGTGAAGAACCTCACAGAAGATGAGGAAATGAAGAACAAGGTATGGCAGCAAATGCGCCTGATGGAATATTTGAATGAGATGCCTATCATTCAAATAATGCTCCCAGAGGTAGAGGCAGATGACGTGATTGCGCACCTTACTCATCTATCGCACTATGACGGCTGGCAGAAGGTGATCATATCGAACGACCAAGACTTCTATCAACTGTGCGATGACGAAACTGTTGTGTTTCGCCCTGTTAAAAAGGCAGTATATAATAAGAAGAAGATCGTTGAGGAGCTTGGCGTCCATCCACGAAATATGGCACTTGCAAGAGCCCTGATCGGCGACTCGTCCGACAACTTGCCGGGCATTAAGGGCGTAGGTTTTAAAACAATCGAGAAGCGACTGAGCTTCTTGGGTTCGGACAAAGACTATACGATTGATGATGTGATCGAATATTGTGAGAACACAGGCTCAAAGTTAAAGTTTCATACGAACATCGTCGAGGGCAAAGAAATTATAGCTCACAATTATAAGATGATGCAACTTTATTCTCCGATGCTTTCGATTCAATCAAAAGACTTCGTTCAAAACGCAGAAAAAAATTTT